CTTACCCGATTATTCCTGTAATTATAATTGCAGTATTAAAGGAAGTATACGACTTGAAAGTTAAGCATAGTTATATGGATATCTGGGACATTATGGCTACCATAGCTGGTGGAGTTTTAGTATGGGTGGTGATGTAAATGTGCTTTGTAAGAAATAAATGGAGAGATTTTGAGCCGACTACACAGTATTTATCAGTAGTTAGTGGATTGACTTCTGTAATAAAACTTTACAATTATTCAAAAACTCACTTTAAATACATTGCCGAAAAAGGGGATTATTGGCATACCCCAATAGAATTTATGGAAAATGGTGGCGGTGATTGCGAAGATTGGGCAAGGTGGTATGTAGACATTTTGGTCAGGATACAAAAGAAAAACAATGCAAGATTTATAGTCTATAGTGGCTATAATAAAAAAAGATGGGGAGACAAAAAAATGCACCACGCCATCTGTGTCTTTCCCTATCAGGGCAAATATGCAGCTTTAGATGTGACACAGTTTGCCTCTGGATACGAAAGTCATTTAGCAACAGGTCGCAGGACATTCCCAGATGGGATAACTCGTATGGTAGTGCGTGATTGGCGAGGTAATATATTAGAGAAAAAACGTAAGTGGATTGGAGTTTTTTAATGGAGAAAACTAACAAAGAACGATTAGCTTCAATAGAAACAAGTATTGAACATATAGACGGCAATATAGATTTACTTAGGAAAGATGATGATAAACAATGGAAACAAATAAATAAGAATACTATAAATATTTCAGTAGGAAAAGCTATTAGCGGAGTTATTGCCTTCATTATAAGTATTGCAACTACATTATTAGTTGCTTTTGGAGTGAAACACCAATGAAGAAAATACCCAAAATATTTATCAGAAGAATAATTACATTTACAATGTATACAGTATGGTTATCATTGACTATCTTTGCAGGTATACGGTATTTAACTGGCTTTGAAATGCCAAATGATTTTGTAGAATTCTACAAGATATTCTCTGGTGCTATAACTATTATGATTGTTTTTTACTATACAGGAAAAAAAGAACATATAGAAGCTGATTAATTGCAAATAATACTTGACAAATAGGGCAAAGTGTGCTATAATATTAGTATCAATATTCAAAAAGGGGTGGTGCTAATGATTAAAATGAAAACAGTAATATTTCCGAAGGAATACAATCATATTTACATTGTGCCTTTCGGAGACCTACATGTAGGCAATCCAGCAGGGTATAGTGGAACAAATGAAGAAGGAAAGTATGCTACCAAACAATTTGATGGGTGGTTAAATTGGCTAAATAATACACCTAATGCCTATACTATAATAATGGGTGATTTATTCGAGACTGCACTAAAAGATTCGGTGGGTAATGTATACTCGGCTTGTTATAACATACCACAGGCAAAAGATTTGTTAACCGAGAGGCTTGGATTGATTAATCATAAGATACTTGGTGCATTTGATGGTAACCACGAAGAAAGAGCTGTGAGAGCTACAAATGAGTCTCCTATTGCCCATCTATGCGAAAGATTAGGAGTAGATTACTTTCCAGATTGGTGTGCTTACTTCTTTCTACAAATAGGGGAAAGTAGGAACGGAAAAGACAAACGTAGACCTTTTACTTACACGCTTTTTGCTCATCACATGATAGGTGGCGGACATACAGCAGGCGGTAAGTTAAATAAGGTAGCAACTATGAAATTGATGACACAAGCAGAGATATATTGTGGGGCACATGTCCACATGAAAGGTGCTTTCGTGCAAAGGTATATGGTGCCTGATTATCAGCACAAGAAACTTATACCAACGAAGGAAACATATTGTAGCACAGGTTCGTTCATGGGATATGCAGATTACTCAATTAAGGGGATGTATCAGAAACCAGAGACAGGAGCAGTTCGGATAAGACTTAATGGTAGTCCAGATAAAGGCAAAGATGTCCATGTTAGTTTATAAAAACATCATTGAGGAGAGTAGTTTATGAGTAATTTTGATGAGGTGGCAAGATTTACTTTCAATGCAGAGGGTAAGGTTTCTAATGACCCTAACGATACAGGAAAGTATACTATTTATGGGATAAGCTCAAAGAGCTATCCCCATAATGTAGCAAAGATGAAGAAGTGGATAGAAGAAGGTAAATCTGAACTTGCATTTGCAGAAGCTAAAAGAATTTACAAACAAAACTATTGGGATAAAGCAGGGTGTGAGAAGATGGAGTTTAAAATGGCAATGGTAGTGTTTGATTGTGCAATCAATTCAGGTGTAAGTAGAGCTAAAAAGATATTGAAAGAGAGTCTTGGCAATTGGAAGTATTATCTAATGGCAAGAATATCTTTTATGACACAATGCAGAACGGAGAAATGGCATTTGAGAGGATGGACTAAGAGGGTAGCAAGACTATATAGATTTTTAAACGATAGATAATGGTAGACCTAAATAAATAGGAAAGGAGATTGAATAAATGAATATTGTATTTTATGTTTTAATAATAATGTCTGCAATTTATGTTATATTTCATCTTAGCGACTTTTTTAGTTGGTGGATTGATATAATGTGGATTGTTCCGAACGCAATATGGAAACTCATTAAAAGTCTATTTGGGAAGTGATAATATGAAAAAAATGTGGAATTGGATTAAGGTAGCCTTAGCTATTGTTTTTTCTGTATTTGCCTATGTTTTCTTCACTCGTAGAAATAATTTCGAATTAAAAAAGAAGATTGATGAAGTAAAGACAGAAGCCAAGAAACAAGAAGCTGTGGTTAAGGAAGTGAAAAAGAGAATAGAGAATAGGAAGAAAAAGGCAGGTAAATTAGCCGATAGATTAAAGAAACATTTTAACATCTTTATAGTTCTCTGCATTGTTTTTTCTGTTGGAGTGATTGGTGTTACATCCCCAACTGTAGAAAACCTTAAAATTCCAGACAACTATTCTGATTTGCTTGTTGCTTATAAGGATATGGCGGATATTGCAATAGGATATCAAAAGCTTTATAACGAAGCAGAACAAGACAACCAAGCTTTGTTAGAAGTGATAGAAAATTTACAATCTTTAATGAAAGTGCAACAGGACATAATAAATGAATTGCTTAAAAAGAATAGATTTGGCTTATTTGCTGGAGTTAATTATGTTCCTCTAAATCCGAGTTATTCTGGACTTATAGCAGGACTTACATTTGAATTTTAAACAAATATGTATAACAAAGAAAGAGCAGTAAAAAGTAGGTGAAAACCTACTTTTTTCTGTCACAAAAAAGAGTAGCATGGCAATATACTCTCTAATAAATTGAGAAAAAAGGAGAATAAAATGACATATTACGAACAAAATAAAGAAGCAAGATTAGCATACGCAAAACAATATTATACAGACCACAAAGAAGAAAAAGCTAAGTATCAAGCTATTCATAGGGAATGGAGGAATTCCCAACAAAGAAAACGTGCCACAATAAAGAAGATAAAGATATTTAATATGATTTCGGATAATAATATTGCCTGTAATCAATGTGGATGCCAAAATATCAGATTATTGGAAATTAATCATATTGACGGTGGGGGAGGCAGGGAAACTAAGAGAAAAGGATATTCGTATTTTTTGAATGATATTATAGATGGTAAGAGAGAAGTGGATGACCTCGAAATACTATGTAGGGTTTGTAATGCTCGACATTATTTGGAATCAAAATATGGAAAATTGCCATATACTATTATATTTAGTAATAAATAAAACTGCTCTTTTTTTGTTTTAGGGCTTGACATTTGGAGCAAAGTGTGCTATACTATATGTATGGACAAATACGATAGATTAAAAGAGATATTCTGTTGGGTCTGGGTATCATGTTACATCATTGGGATAACATTATATATATTACAACCCTGAAAAATAATTTTGACATTTCAGGGTTGATGTGTTATACTATTTAGGGATAGAGAGGGGGTGATAGAGTGAATAATAAACCATATTTTGAAGTGCAAACAGTAGTATTGAAAGGCAATAAAAGAGTAGAACACTCGGAAAATTTAGATAGAACTAAGCTACCTTTTTATTGTCACTATTCACAAGATGGTGGAGCTACTAAGTATCTTGGAATAGTAGATTGGGTTAATTCTAAGGTTGGCTACATTCTATTGAGACACACGAAACAGTATGTAGGAGAGCCTTTTGAGCCTAAGGGTGCGGTCGGCGGAAGATTAAAATTGAAAGATTTAATCACGGCTTTCAATATTAATACAGTTAAAGTAAAAGTGATAGTTTATGAATAAAAGGGGGTGATGCAAATGACACTAAGCGATTTAGAATTAGTGAAAATACAAGAAGTATTGGAGTTGCCTAAGGGCACTCCAGTTAAAATTAGAGGGCGTGTAACTCACTCCCTGAAACCGAGAAAACTTTGGAAGGGGATTTCTCAGTTCATAGTTTTGGGTGATGCTACAGGGAGCATAGGGTGTAATGTTTCGTGTGAGAATATAGATAACGGATATGAATTAGATGAAAACCTTGTTATAGTTGGTGAGAGAGGGGAATATCCTGAAAAGGATAGAAGAACAGGACAATTGACTGGTGGGGTTGTGAAGAACATTAATGGATATGTAGAATCGAGTTTTATAGATGCAGATGAGGATTTAAAAGAGGAAGAAACAGATCAACCTTCAGATGATACCTCAAAAACTGTTAGTGTACCTAAGTATCGGCAGGAAGATTATTGGAAAGATAAATTCTTATTAGATGTCGAGAGACAGGAAGTTTATAACGCTAACAATGAGACAATAATTCGTGAGTGTGCTATCAAAGCAGTTACAGAATTAGCAGGGATAAAGTTTTTTCCAGAAGGTATAAATTTCAAAAAAAGATATTTTGAATTTGCTGAGGAGATAGTCAACTGGATTAAGAATGACGCTGACTTCAAGTTGAAAACAGAAGCTAATTTAATTATATCAGGGTTGTCTCCTTTGAAGAAAGCAGAAATAATTGATTGGATCAATGAAGCAAGAATGGGAACAGACTTAGAGGAAGAATCTCAATTCTTAATTAAATTGGATGTTCAAATCTTGTCAGCACAGACTGTAAAAGAACTAAGAGAAACGGTTGATAAAATGATGAAATACTTTACTGAGGGGGAATAACGTGAGGATAATACGAAGTAAAGTCGCAAGAGACTTTACAGTAATGAGTAATAGATGGATAAGAGACACATCACTATCGGCTAAGGCAAAGGGTATCTTTGCATACCTTTTGACCTTGCCCGATAATTGGGATTTACATATAACCGAACTGCTTACACATTTTACAAATGGAGAGAAGTCAATAAGAAATGGAATAAGAGAACTTACAAAAAAGGGTTATATCCATTGTGTTGTATTGAGAAAAGACAATAAAATTTCAGGTAATGAATATTTCTTGATACAAGACCCACAGAATCAGAAGCAAGATGTACAAAACAGGCACGTTGAAAATGAAGTACTATTAAATACTAATATACCAAATACTGATAATAACATTAATACTCTTGTTGACTTGATAGCTAAATACAGATCCCCTATTGAAGTTTTGAATAACTTGACAGGGCGGAATTTCAAGTTCGATAACAGAACTGTTTTGTCTAACATAAAAGCAAGAGTTAAAGATGGCTCTCCTATCGAGGAGATTTGCGAAGTAATTAAGTTCATTTGTAAAAAGAGAATGGGAACAGAATTTGAAATGTATCTCCGACCATCTACTGTTTTTAACAAGACTAAATATGGAAACTATTTAGAAGAATATAAATACTTGACAAATAGGCAAAAGTGTGGTACAGTAACAAGTGGAGTATTGAAAGATTTGAATTAACTCCTATCTCGTAACGTGACGGCGTTAGGATTAGTAGTGTCGCATAGTAGAGGGAGCAGGTTGGGGAAGTCTGCCGAGATAGGATAGAAAGGGGGTGTTGCCTTGAACTTAACAAAGAATTTACCACAAGAAATAAATGCAGAACAGGCTTGTCTTGGAAGTTGTTTATTAGACGAGGACGCTTTCTTCATTACAGTTGAGACATTGTCACCAAATGACTTTTACAAAGGTGAGCATAAGACAATATATAAATTGATGGTAGATATGCTACAAACAGGTGTCAATGTAGATTTAGTAACTATTACATCAGGATTGAATGAGGTAGGCAAGTTAGAAAAAATAGGTGGTGTTACGTATCTTACCAATTTAGTGAATTCAGTTCCTACACCTAAAAATATAGAGCATTATGTCGCTTTAATTCAAAAAGCATCTATCAAAAGAGCACAGCATGGACTTTTGACAGCAGTAAATGACGGACAAATGACTATTGATGATGCTTTGACAGAATTAGAAACTCTCAATAATATAGAGATTAAAGAAGAAACATTACAAATGTTGCTTGAAAAAACTTTAATGGAAGTTACCAAAGGAACAGAGTTTACTTTCGGGATAAGAAGTTTAAATAAATATATAGGCGGATTAGATAGAGGAGAACTCTTAACTATAGGCGGTTGGACTTCACAATGTAAGTCAGTTGCAGGTATGCAAATGGCTATTAATCAATGTAAGTGTGGTAAGGGGGTTTTATTTTTATCTACCGAAATGACACCGCAAGAAGTAAGTAGGAGATTATTGGGTAATCTTGAGTTAATTCCTATTATGAGGATTAGAAAAAATAATCTTACCGATGAAGAACAGAATAGATTACAAAGACGAGCAAAACAAATTTCAGGGGAATGGAATTTGAACATCAAGAAAGTCTTTAGCATGACTGACGCAAATAAATATGTTAGAAAGTATAAACCCGACTTCTTAGTATTCGATTACTTGCAGAATTTAGGTGAACAGGATTATACCTCTACGTCAAATAATATTATCGAATTACAACGAATGACATTACGAAATGGACTTGGAACTGTCTGTTTATCACAGTTCAATCGTAACAACGAAGAGATTAGAGAACCGAGATTGAGTGATTTAAGACAATCAGGCAGGATAGAGGAAGTTAGCAATATTGTGTTGTTATTGTATTGGAAAGAGAGACTACAAATGATTAATCCTGAAAGGTTTGGCGGAGAAGAACCTGAAGAAATGAAGATATTGATCAGTAAGAATAGAGACGGTACGATAGGAAGGATAGGGGTTAATATATTTCCTGAATATGCACGAATGGAACACATTTCTTTTACTCAATATCAACCTGACTTATATCAAGGCGGTGGTAAGTAATGAATACAATAGTAAAAATGAAATTCGGAAGTCATTTATACGGAACAGATACGAAAGATTCTGATACTGATTATAAGGGTATATTTATGCCCACTAAAGAACAAATATTTTTAGGGAGAATACCAAAATGTTATTCAGAAAAAACAAAGGTTGGAGTAGGCAAAAATACTTCGGGAGATACAGATACAGAAGTCTATTCGTTACATTACTTTTTGGAATTGGCTTGTCAGGGGCAAACCGTTGCTATTGATATGCTTCACGCTCCTGATGATATGATTTTAGAAACATCAGATACTTGGAAAGCAATATGTCTCAATAAACATCTTTTCATAACAAAAGACATGCATGCTTTTGTAGGATATGCAATGAGACAAGCTTCTAAATATGGAATTAAGGGGAGTAGGTTAGCCTCTGCTGGAAAAGTTATGGATTTCATTAATGATTTTGATACACAGAAGGGTAATGATATGAACAAGACAAGATTAAAGCAGGTTTGGGATAAACTACCACAAAGAGAACATATCCATAAATACGAGATAGGAAAGGACAGACTTAGGATTTATCAAGTATGTGGTAAAAAAATACAGGAGACTGCTACCTTGCGATATCTTTTTGATATAATGGTAACGTTTTATAATGCTTATGGTGCAAGAGCAAGATTAGCAGAAAAGAATGAAGGAATAGATTGGAAGGCAGTATCTCATGCTATAAGAGCCTCAATGCAGTTGATAGAACTCTATAAAGATGGAGAAATAAAATTTCCATTGGCACAAGCAGAATACTTGAAAGATATCAAAGCAGGAAAAATAGATTACAAGAGCGAAGTTGCTCCTTTACTGGAAACTCTTATCGGAGAAGTAAAAGACTTAGCAGTCGCAAGCGACTATCCTGATAAAGTAGATAGAAAGTATTGGGAAAAATTTATAATGTTTGAGGTTGAAAAGATGTTATGGGGGTGTTAATATGGAAGATTATTTTACAAAAAAGAATATGAAACCAATTCTTGATGTATTACATGCTTTGAAAGGTATTGAACAGCAAGTAGAATATCACCCTGAAGGAGACGCATTGAAACATACTTATCAAGTATTCAAGTGGGCGATAAGAGAAACAATGGACTTGGATTTGATTTTGGCGGTACTCTTGCATGATGTGGGGAAAGTGACTTACAGTAATCACCACACAAAGGATAGTGTCAAGCTCATAGAAGGATTTTCGAGTTGTAAAACTGTATGGTTAGTAAAACATCACATGAGAATCTGGACATATTTAAAAGGAGAAATGCAGGGATTAAAGAAATGTTTGGAGTTAGCAAACCACTGTTGGCTCCCTGATTTAATACAGTTGGCACGTTGGGATGCCAAAGGACGTAATCCACGTAGCCAATGTTACTTCACAGATGAACAGATAATAGAAATATTAAATAGAAAAGCAAGAGAACATTTTGATAAGGGGGTGATATAAATGGCTTATTTAGGAAAGCCAATATTGGCGATAGATTTTGATGGGACAATAAGAGAGAGCAAAAGAGCTATTGATACAGAGAATAAATTAATGCCAAATTGCAAAAAGGTATTGAAAAAGTTATATAATGAAGGGTATAGAATGATACTCTGGACTTGTAGAAGTAAAGCGTGGTTAGAAGAACCTATAAAACTCATGGAAAAATGGGATATTCTAAAATATTTTGAATGCATAAATGAGAATGTAAAGCAAGTTTATTGGTGGAATACAAAAAAGATCTATGCAGATGCCTATATAGATGATTTGAATTTGCAGGGGTTTCCTGGTTGGTTAAAGACTTATAAAATTTTGAAAAAGAGGTTCAAGAATGGTTAAAAAAATGCGTGAATTTGAAACAGGAGCAACGAGAGACATAGTAGAAGGTAAATTGGATTATGAAGGATTTTTTTCTCCTTTAGTGCTTGAAGAGTTTGCTAAATATATGGAAAAAAATAGACATACAGCACTTGGTGTGAGAAAATCAGATAACTGGCAAAAAGGAATACCTTATGAAACTTATATGAAATCTTTATTCCGTCATTTTATGGCAGTATGGAAAGAACACAGGGGTATTAAAACAGAAGATGGAATAATGAAAGCATTGATGGGTGTTATGTTTAATACAATGGGTTACGCTCACGAGCTATTGAAAGGAAGTGATAAGAATGAAGAAAAAGGACGTTAAATGTAAGAAGTGTTCACACTATATACTTGGAGTAAAAGGGCTGGGTGTTCAATGCTCTCTTACTCAGAGGAAACAAAACGAAATTCCTCTTTCTAATATGATTGAGGATACTGCTCCTTCGTGGTGTCCAAAAGTTAGACGAATAGGTGGTCGTCCTAAGAAGAAGCATACTGCAAGATGGATATTAAAGAAACGATTAGATGTTTTGTGGGCTCAAGCAGTAAAGGTAATTGCTCAAAATAGATGTGAGATTGTGACAGATAAAAGATGTCAGAATGTAAATGGATTAGGAAAAGGGCACGGACTAAATGCTCATCATCTTATTGGAAGATCGAATTTCAATGTCAGGTGGGACGTTGATAATGGCGTAGCGTTGTGTGTTAAACATCACGTCTTTTCAATATGGAGTGCTCATAAAAATCCTTTTTGGTTTTTACAAAAGATGATTGACATTAGAGGCAAAGCATGGTATACTATGATACAGGATAGAGCACTAAAGAATGGTGGAATTGCAAAGCATTCAATGGAAGAACTTGAAAGAATAGAAATGCAATTAATTAAAATAATAAAGAAAGAGGGTGGTTGCTAATGGAAAGAGTAAAATTTGATAAGAGAAATAATAGAATACCAATTAAGATGTGGTTAGATTATATAGAGAACGGAGCAATGTTACAAGCAGAGAACTTATCTAAGTTGTTTTTTTCTTATAGACAAATAGTGCTACTTCCTGACTGTCATCAGGGCTATGGTATGCCTATTGGTACGGTGTTAGCTACTCATGCTTATATCATACCTAATGCAGTAGGCGTTGACATAGGTTGCGGAATGAGGGCAATCAAATTAAATGTAGTGCAATTAAAGAAAGAAAAAGTTAAGGAGTTAATGAGTGAAATCAGAGAGGTAATTCCTGTCGGTTTCAAACATAATGAAGAAGCAAATTCTGACGCATTACCGCCATTGCATTGGAACTTACTGACAAAGGATGTCATACCTGATGAATTGCAAAGTGCCGCACAACAATTAGGAACTCTTGGTGGTGGCAATCATTTCATTGAGTTTCAGGTGGGTGAGGATAATAGCTTGTGGATAATGCTACACTCTGGAAGCAGGAACTTGGGGTATAAAGTTGCGTCACATTATAATCAATTAGCCAAAGACTTAAATGCTAAATGGCATACGCAGGTGGCTCCGAGTTATGACTTAGCTTTCTTACCAGTTGATAGTAAAGAGGGGCAAGATTACTTAAAAGAAATGAATTATTGTGTGGAGTTTGCAGAAGCCAATAGAAGGGTTATGATGGATAAGATTAAAAATATCTTGGATAAGCACTTGCTTAGTGCATTTATAGAGGAAGATATAGATGTCATACATAACTACGTAAGACAGGAAAACCATTTTGGTAAGAATGTATGGGTGCATAGAAAGGGTGCTATAAGTGCGAGACTTGGAGAGATAGGGATAATTCCTGGCAGTCAGGGGAGTTTTAGTTACATAACTAAAGGGCTTGGTAATCCTGAAAGTTTTACTTCCTGTTCTCATGGTGCAGGGAGAAAAATGTCAAGGTCTAAAGCTAAAGCAGAATTAGACTTAGCAGAAGAACAGCATAAGCTCGAATTAAAGGGAGTAATCCATAGCGTGAGAACAGTCAGTCAGTTAGATGAAGCTCCTTCTGCTTACAAGAACATAGATAAAGTAATGGAATTACAGAAAGATCTTTGTGAAATAAAAGAACGATTAATACCAATAGGGGTGATAAAAGGATGACATTTTTATATGATTTAACGTGGGTTCAATGTACAGGTCTGTTCTGGTTTACATTTAAGGTTGTTATGGTCGGATTAGTAATAGATAGCTTCATTGATTTGTATAAATTAATATACATAGCTTATAAGGGGGTGATAGGATGGGTGAAATAGTAATTAGCGAAGCACAGAAAACACATAATATTATTGTTGCAATAAAAAGCAATATACACAAAGATTTTATGTCTCTTGCTGTTTGCTTGAAGGCAGTAAAAACGAATGCATACTATTTAGAGTTAGATTTTTCGTCATTTGAGGAATACTGTGCTCAACCTGATGTTGATTTGACAGTCAATAGATGTAATAAACTCATTAGGATATATGATAGGTGGATCGAGGATTTTGGATATACAGTAGAAGAAATCGCAGGAACAGATACGGAATGTTTAGATATTGCACAGTCGCAGGCGAGTGAGGAGAACAAAGAGGAATGGTTAGAGAGGGCAAAACTATTGTCTCGTGCAGACTTGAGAGCATTAACGCCTGGCTCACAGCATAGAGCTCCAATGGTGATTTGTCCTTATTGTGAACATATTTTTGATGTTAGTAGAAATATATTCAAAGGGGGTGGTAGAAAATGAGTAAAATAATCAAATACAATCATCACGGAACAGAAGTCAGTGTATTGGAAAAAAATAAGGGTAAGCATAGAAAAAATTGTTTATGTTGGATTTGTAAGTTATTTATTCCCAATGACAGAGAGTTGAATTGTAAGATATCCAATGAATTATTTGCTATTTGTGTGACATATAACGTAACTACTCCTGTTTGGGAATGTGCAAAATTTGTAGAGAAGGGGATGGTATAATGTTAATAAAAGGTGAACTAAGATTTATAGAGATACTCGGAATGATACCACAGATTAATAGAGAAAAACTTCAGGATGTCAAGGAGCAATTAATACGTGGTGATAAGTATGAAATGATGTGGTTAGAGATTGTCAAATATCTTAATAGTATTTGCGGTAATTTTCATATCGCTGAAATAATCAAGAAAAAGTATTTTCCTGCTCTACGATTTGAACACAGATCATTTGTAGACGGTTTCAAAGAAGGCATAGAGCTTGGTATGTGTTACAAAGATTTGTGTTTGAAGGTAAAGGAGCTATTAAATGGATAAAGAACAGATTGAAGAATATTATAAGTATATCATAGAACAGCTGGAGTTTTGTGAAATGATTACCTCTATTTTTAAAGATGAAGGGATCAGAGTTACGCAGGGAACTTCGGATAGATGCAGGGAATTCGCAGACAAGATTAGGGAAAACGTGGAGCACATATAAGAAGAGGGTGGCATTTGAGCCACCCTTTCTTTTTTCCTTCATTTCTTATTACACCATTTGGCTACATTACAATATCCCTCACATCTAACATTTTTACCTTTTCGTATATCTATTTCTAAGGTTTCATTATCTCTTATATATAGTTCTGCTTCTTCTAATGTTTTGAAGGATGCTTTAGGCTTCACTAATCCGTGTTTCATAATTGCAAAGGGTTCTCTGTTTGTCTTTCTTTCCTTATCGGCTACGATATACCATTTGCTATTATCTTTCATCCACATTTTTGCTTCTGCTAAAGTAGTGCATACCCTTCTTGCTCTTTTTGCTCCCTTTTCTGTAATTGCGTAAGTAGTTGGTCGTGTCCATTTTTCTTCTTCTGTACAAAGTGGAGCTATCGGTAATTTATGAAGTGCAATTCTTCTTCTGATATATTTCTCTGTTTCTTCCATTGTCCACATTGGTATATCAACGGTAATGAAAGGTATTTGAGGATATTTAGGTTCTAACATCGCTTTGGAACGAATCCAATCTCTTAATATAGCGTGTATTTTCAAAGACTTAGTCTTAAATCCGTTCTTTTCCCATAGCCATTTATATACATTAAGTTGAGCAACCCAATCAGGTTTTATACCCAACAGGAATGAAAAAACACTTGTAGTCTTATAGTCTCCTATTTCTTCATTACACCATAAATCGGATTGTCCTGAAATAACTACTCCATCAATTTTGTACATCAATCGTTCTTCTTTAAATGCGTTCTCAGGAGCTCCTTTTTCTAAGATATAATGAACTGATTGTCCTAATAAACTCCATAATCTTTCGCTGACATCTTCTTCTATGAAAGCCCAATATTTTATTCGTAATTTTTTCTGCTTTGGAGCTCCTATTAACTCAGATACCCTCAGGATATCTTTTTTTGGTTCCTGGAAATCGCTCAGAGCATTCACCATAGCTTGTGGTATATTATGTACATTTGATAATTTCAATTTTTATCACCCCCTTTTTTTCAATTCTTCTAATTTATTAATATACGACGCTAACACATTCCACTCCTTAGAGTTGATGTGTCCATTGTCGAATAACTTACGGCAATATGTCTTAGCTTTGTATTGTCCAATATTGGTTATTATCCGTTCTATATTTCCTTTGTATTGATACATATAATCATACATTATATCACCCCCTTTCACCTAATCTAATAATATCTTCAATGTCTTTTCGAGTTAAAATTACAACCGTTTTTTCGTTGCCCATTTTGAGAAATTCCTTAGGCTTTTTCCCTCTATTTTTTCTTTTAATAAAATCCTCAGGCTCCTCACCTGATTTTATCATTGAGATTGGTCTATTCTTATTGCATATTAAATATATTACCATGTTTCTATCACCCTCTTTTCTTTCTCATAGCTTTATTATGGTAATCATGTCTTACCTTAGCATTTTTTACTGTCTGAGTGTCCTCTTGATAAATAGGTATAGCTCTCGCTAAGGTTTTTGTTTCAAAATTAAAACTCTTTACCATTGCTTTTCTTCTGCGAACAGCTTTGAGTCTTTTTCTTTCTGTCATTTATACCACCCCTCTTATTGTAGTGACTTGCTTCCTCGTCAAAATTATCTTTTACTTCATCAAAACTAAATCCCATCGTTGCTTTTTCATCTTCTTCGAGTCCGAATCCTACTTTTACTATATATTCCAGAGTATATATTTTATTTTCATGGTCAATGTCTACAACCCAATATATTCTTCCATTTCTACGGTCTCTTATAAAATCATTTAGTTCTTTCATTTAAGCAATTCCTCATTTCTGTCATAATCTACGAAGATTCATCCTTCATCTTTTACACTATCGAAAATATCTGGGAATTTTCCATTGAGTTCCATATCTTCTATAATTTCTTCTGTGTGTTCATTGTTTTTTGCTTCAAATTCTTTATATCCATATTGCTCTCTACTAAAGTAAACTATGTATTTTGGCATCTTACCACCCCCCACTTACTCTTATTATTTGAGCTTCAATAGTATTGATGTCCTTCTCTTCCTGCCTTCTGCACTTTATATTATCCTCTAATTGAGCTCTTAAACAATCAATTGCAAAATCTACAATTTTTTCGTAACCAATAAAACGGATTTGAACCATCTTTGTTACTTTCATATTATTTATCACCCCCTTTTTGTTTTTATTGTATCACACTTTTTCTTATTTGTCAAGTCTTTTTTTGACTTTCGCCTTCATTTAAGTTTTTATTTTATTTTCATCTTAGGTCTTTTTTCCTGTCTGGTTTTTATGTTCGATTTTCTTACATTTTTCTTCTGTTCAAAATTCTATAAATATTATAACATAGTTATCCACAAAAGTCAAGAGTTTTCCACAGGTTTTCCACATTTTTTTCGATTTATTAACACTTTTTCAACATTTTTTTTCAGTTATACACATTTTCCAAAAGTTATACACATTTTATTAACAAATCGGATTTAAGGGGTCGTATGCGTTGCTGGTGGGGTTTTGTTATTTTTGCTTGTGTTTGTATGTAAAGAGGGTTTAAAAGCAGAATTTAGGGGGTTTTTCGAGGTCTTTTTTCCTGACACAAAAAAAATACCCTGCAATATCAAAATTGCAGGGTATTTTTCTTCCTATTCCTTATTCTATTTCATAGATTGAATGGAAACAGTTTTCACAAAGATTTTCTTCGATATCCCAGAAATAATATACTTCTTTCCTGGTGTTACAATATGCACAACAAGCACCACTAACCCTAATTTTATCGGTTTCGGATAATAATTTCTGCCTTTTTGCTTCTTCGATTGTCAGGTTAGATTTTTTGTCTTTGCTATTCCAGGGGATATAATAATAATCATCATAGTATCTTTGTAAGTATTCAGTATTATATTTATAGGTTAGGTTTGAATAGTATATTCCTTTTTCCCTTTCAAAATCTCCTATCATAAAAAAGTTACCTGATTTATTCATTATTATTAGCTTGTCGGTTGCTAAGATAGTTTTAATTAACTTTCTTATTCCTTTCGATTTAAAAAGGTTTCTGTTAATCTCCCTGTCGGCTAAAATGTGGGCTAAAACCTTACTATCGTTTGTTTTTTGATCGTCAACTAAAGAAATTATTATTCCGTTATGGGCTAAGATATTCTTTTCTGTTATACTCTCGCTTTCGTTCATTTCTTTACAGTCTTTTGTGATAATAAAAGGGTGGGCGTTTTCAATGCTAACCCTTCCATGCGTAGCAATCCTAAAGTGATAAATAACATTATCTTCTTTTCTTACGCTATGTCTGATATGATTTATAAAAGGCTCTATTTTCATAAATTTATTAATTATTATTTTATTATCCCTTTGAATTGCTATTCCCATACCGTCAGCATTGTTTGAAAAGCAGTTCCTTAAAATTTTTTCCTTTGGTGGTTTTACTCCTTTGGGTTTAAAAACAATTATACACATATATTTTTTTCTCCTTTTAATTATTTTTATTTTTGATTATAAAGATATAATGTTTATTCTCTCTTTTTGCAAGGGCTTTTGTTATCAGGCGGTGAATTTTCTCTGTTTCCCAATCTCGATTCTTGGTGTCTATGCTTATCACACTATTAGTCCTACCTGTTCTTGTAAATTCTAGTGTACCGTAAATATTATTATTCCTGGTTCTCCCTGCTCTCTTGTTGGCTTTTTTCATTAGCTTTTCGTCAAGTTGGTTTTTCTTTTCCCTTTCTTTCCTAATCTTGTCTATATCTACTCCTAAAGCTGTGGCGAATTCTTTTCTATTTCTGATATTTAGATTTATATTTTCCCTTTGAATCTCAAAAGTAAAACCGTACTCAATAAAAAAATCTAAAATCATTTTTCGCTTTTGTGCGTTGTAATGTTTGTTATACATTACTATTTTCTCAAAATTAATCGGTAGATAGCAATTATCTCTTAGGAAATAGACATCATTTTGATAGTTAATTATATAATCTTCAAAATCATCAAAATAATACTCCAATTTATTTAATTCTTTCCCTTTCAAAAATTCTTTAATATTGGAATTTCCCATTAAAGTTAGAAGGTCTTTTCTCTCTACATTACTTTCAAGTATTGTTCCTTGTCTTGGTATATTGTTAAGAGGGCAATATAGAAGGGTCTTTTTTTCTAAGTATTTTAATAACTTATGGTATTTCTTTGATTGTTTCATAAAAGCTAAGAATGAAAACCATAATTGTTTTTTAGTTGCCTTGATAAAAAATACAAGTGAATAACTTTTAACAAAATAGGCAAGGGCTTCCGTTATATCAAGGGTGGCATTAAAGCGGTCTATATCAAGAGTTCCTCTGAATATACGGAGTTCTATCGTGGTAGGATTTCCGAAATATACACATCTATAATGATCGTACCACTCCTCAAGTTGTGCTTTCTTTTTATCTTTGGATATTCTTCTTGTTTCTTCTGCATTTACTTTATTACAATAGTTTGTCTTTGTCCTTTTTGAAAAGCGTTTCATTACAGAGAAATTTTTATCAAAAAATATGTTAAATTTCAAAAAATCTTCTGGCTTAAACCATTTTTTTGATATGTGGATATGTAGTCCGCATCTATTATTTTTGTACGAGGTGAATCCGTCAGCTTTTAATGTTTCAAGCAGTTGCTTCCACTTAAAAATCCTCTTATGATATTTAACCGATTGCGGGTGGGTTACAATCTCCATTCCATGATTATTGAGGCTTCCATCGTATTTGATATAACAGGGGTACGATTTCATAATACCATAAGCATAATCCTGTAAATAACCGTCGCTGTTGCTGTCGTCGTCTTCATCATCATAATATTCATCGGTGTCGTCGTTTGCTTCTACTTCAAGCTCAATTCCTAAGAAAAGAGGGTTCTTCTCGAATGACATTTTACAAAATATTGGCTTCGGTTTATAATCATAGTGAAATAGTAGGTGGTTTTCGTACTTACCCAGCCAACAATCCAGGCAATAATAACAATCTCCGCTTTCAAGGGCGTATCTTTCATCAATTTTCTTCTTGCAACCTTCACAGGTTAATTTATTAACTTTTTTTTCTGTGTTCAATGTGCGAATCTCCTTTTCATTTTTTTATTTTTATAGATTAGTTTCACTAAATATTTATACTCCTTTCTTTCTATTCTTCCCCTAAGATAGTTAAATTTGAAAAGTCTTAGGGCTTGAGATATTTTGATTTTCTCAAAATCCATTTTCCTCAAACTATTAAAAAAATATTTCATTTTTTTTACTCCTTCCTTTTTAATAATTGAAAAAGATAGTTCCGTTTTTATTCCTAAGTTTTGTTACTGTCTTGTCGTGTTCTTTGTCGGCTTTTTCTTTCCTTTTTTGTAATAACTTCTTTGCTCTTTCGTGTAAGGCTTTTTCTTCCATATAGTTGATTTCGTCAAGTGTACTTTCAAGGGATATTTCAACAATGCGATTTACTTCGGTTTCAATTATAAAATCCATATATCCAATAATCTCTTTCAGAGGCTTGAATATATCCGCTGTGTCGTTATAATCAAAATCGTATATATGGGTATTTATTCCGTTTGTTACAAGGTCGGCTTTAAATTCTACTATTGCTTCAATGGCTCGGTCAGTTTGTTTCATTAAGCTGTCTTTTGCTCGGTCTCTTGGTTCTTTTACAAGTTTCTTCAAAAAATCAATTTGCTTTTGTTTTTTTGATTTTATCAATACTATCTTATTATCCATTATATTCTAAAAATCTCCTTCCTTCCTCTTTTTCTAAGGATTTTAATCCTTTTATTCTCCCTTCTTCGATACATTTCATTGTATTAATCATTTCCTGAAATAAGTCTATTTGTTCTTTTCGAGTGAAATTAATATTTTCGTTGCTTAGTGTTCCAGAAAAAGATAAATTTCTGAAAGTGAATTTCCATTTAAAGGTTGTAGTCTTTTTGGTTCTCTGTGGGCTATTTGTCAGGGTCTTAGTTACTTCGATATTCTGAAATAATACTACTGACATTTATTTCAATCACTCCTTTTTAATTTTTTTTAATATAGTATATTGAGTAAGTTATAATTGTTAGGCATACTATAAACACAATACATTTTTCCATTACTTTTATACTCCTTTCAATTTATTTCGTATCAATTTAATGGGCTTAATAAACCTCTTTAATGTTGCTAAAATTAAAAAGGTCTATAAACCTATTAGGATTTATTTAATAAATTAAGTTTGTTCTTTGTTTCTATCAAGTTGTTTTCAAGTCTTAGATAGGTTGTCATTAAATTGTAATTACTAAAGATATCCTTTAGGCTTCTGACTGATATAAAGGAATGATATTCCCTTCTCGCTTTTTCTACTTTCTTAATTGCTCTAATTTTTGCAGTTAAAAACTTAAATAAATAAATTTTTATTGGCATTTAGTTGGTCTCCTTTCATTGTTAGTTTCAATCAAAATATCCTTTTTCATCTAACCATTTAATAATTCTTTGCGTTGCTTTTTCAGAGTTTGTTTTATTACTATTTTCGGTGTGCTTGAAGATATTACGGATTATTCTCGTTATAGGTAAAAACTGTATTCTTTCTACTTCCTTACATTTTACCATATAACATTTTTTACAATAATAATAAAACTTGTTCTTGCTCTCCTGAAAGGTTATGAATTTCGGCGGTTTCCCTCCCCTATTGCCTAAGATATATTCGTTAGTGAGTTCCTGTTTCTTTCCGCAGTTTTTGCATTTAATTTCCATTTATAAAATCTCCTTTCTTTTTATTAGATTTTATTATATCCTATTTCAATAACATTCATTCCGTAATCATAAACGATATACTTTATCCATTCTCTTTCCATTAAGAAATAACTATCATATATAACAATATACTCAAAATTTTCTGCCTGTATGAAAAGATAATATTGGTTATTTGAAAAGTTATATCTTCCATTTTCTTTGTAAACTGCAAGAGAATGGGAATAAGGGGTATTTTTGTAATATATTTTTATCTGATAAGTTTCGTAATTATGATAATTGGCAAAAAATACTCCCCAATTAGAGAAGTCGTCGCAATCTCCCATTTTGCATAAATATAACTGATATGGATTTATAGGTTTTAAAATATTAGGTCTATAAACAAAATTATCTAACATATATTGACAAGCTTTTCTCGGAGTATTTAATTCTTCAATTAAGGCAAGAAATTCGGCATCATCAGGCAGAACGAAAATATGAATACATCCACTTAGAAAGAATATAGACAGAATCAAAAAAAACAGTATCTTCTTCATTGTTTTATTCTCCTTTCTTTTTATTTAAGGTATAAGTATAACCTTAATAAACCCATCTATGGCGTTATCAGTTCAAGTAAGGGAATTTCCATTCTATCCCTTTAATAGATGGGTCTATAAAGCTATAAGTATTATTCTTATTCGCTTTATATCTCCTTTGCTTTTCATTGGGTCGGTCAGAGATAATAGGTCGCTGTGCCTTACTATCTCCTTTAATTTTTCACTTTTCAAGTTCCAGTGGGCTTTGGCGTTTTTATGGTTTCGTTGGTTGCTCTTTTTTCTCTTATTTTATCATAGATTTAATATACTTGTCAAGGGTTTTAGCGATTTATTTTCATTTATTTTCACTTATTTAAAAGGGTCGAGGGCGGTTGCTATTTGATATTAGTTATTATATCCGTATCATCTTAGTATAGGATAGATACATTACATAAGTAATACTAATTGATTTAACTAATTTTCTTTTATTATTCCCTGCGTTAGCAGGGTCTTATATATCCTTTATTCCTCTATTCCGCTATTCGGGATTTATTCAAAATATCACTAAATAAGGGGTAGCACTATCTTATTATCTTATTCCTGCCTTAATTTAATATTAAATTTCCCTGCATTAAGATTAGTATTAGGATAGTAATTTAAGATCCATTTTAAATAGTTCTAATTACATTAAGTGAGCATTATCCCTATATATCCTTATATTTGCATATATGAACAATCCTTCATTTGTGGGCGGGGGTTTGAGTGAGCGACCAGAGGGAGCGAACGGAATCTTTGTCCACGAAGTGGACACCTTAAAGCTTTTGTTATCCTTTTAATATACAGTATCTTAATTTAAATTAAAAGAAGGAGCACGGAGTGTCTCCTAATTTTAATTTAATATCAAACACATTATACTCTTATCTATCACGAGAAGGGTATGGGTACCTCTCCTTTACTTTTTTTTTAAGGAATCCCTTGACTGGTCGCATTCACTCCTAATGTAAAAGAATAAAAAAATTTGGCAAATATATATAAAAATATAAGAATTTACGATTTTTGAAACCGTTGTAAAATAAGGGCGAAATGTCCCTCGTCCATGGGGTGGATAGATTTATTCTCCTGCATTAAAAGTTTTTGTGAAAATAATTAAAAAAAAATGAAGATAATTATAAAAAAGACTTGACAAATGGAACGAAATGTGCTATACTATATATGAAACGAGAATGAGGAAATCGGATAGAATATTTGATGATTAAGTGGCACTCCGAGTGAAGGAATTAAAATAAAAATAGTAAAAGGATAGATAATATTATCGCCCTACTCCAGCGTGGCGAAAAGTTTGAGGCAATGTGGGAAACATTAAGAATAATAAAGAGGAAATAATGGATTATAAAATGTTATGGGAAGCACTTGAAAAAATTGATGGACATAGAATATTAAAACCTTATTCAGCTTATCCAGAAGGCGAATATAAGGACATAAAAGAATGTATGAATGGCATAAAAAGATTGTATAAAATTAACAGATTGCAAGATGCTTTAGATGGTCTTGGTAAAATTTAAGATAGGAAGTAATATGAATTTTCGTTGACTGGGAATCACCTGTGCAATGACATTATAACATGTCATTACGTAATTTCATTGCGGACTGATTTGAGTACTCAGATAGGGTTAGTGGGTTGCGTATTGGGGGTTTATACGTTATCAAGAAAAGAGGAAAGATGATACCAAAAAAGATTAAAGTAGCTGGACATTATTACGATATTATATGGGACAATGAAGGATTATCCAATAAAAATTTAGTTGGAGAAGCAGATCACAGTAAAAATATAATATTTCTGGCAACAAAATATAAAGGTAAAAAAATAAATAAAACAAATATAGAAGAAACACTTCTCCATGAAATACTCCATGCAGTAGATGCAAATTATAATGGGGGCGGATTGAGAGAGGATGATGTGTCCAGACTTAGTGTTGGATTATATCAAGTATTAAAGGATAATAAATTTTTATAGGGGGAAATATGAATCTATTTTGGTATGTAATGGCTTTTATCTGTTCGCAAGTAGTCATTTGTGTTTATATATATACAAATCTTAATGATGTTAAAGAAGAACATAGAAAGCTTAAAGAAGATTTAGCTCAGAGATTATTTGTAGGGAGCTCAATTGGGAATTTTGATATAAAGATTATATTAGGGGCATTATTAACCCATTTAAAGCTGAAATTAGAGGGTACAGCTGGGTTAAAGATTGTAAAAGATGAATTTTTGAATAGAAAAAAATATAAAGATTGAAGTAAAGATAGAGATAGTGTGGAGAGACAGCAGCCTTATTGCGTCTCTGGGCAAATTCTTTTAGGCGGGGATTAGATGAGAAAAGTACAGGTAGTTAAAGAGGGAAGAGATATAGCAGGACAATTTATCAAAGGTAATAAGTTACAGGTAAGCAGAAAACCTATAACTCGTGAACTTTTAGAAAGAGCAATTGAAAAGGTAGAAAAGAGGCATGATACACGCCTTATAGAATATATTATAGAACGTGCATTCAAAGATGACAAAGTACTTATGAAGTTAGTTGATAAATTTGTGCCTAATTTAACTATCGCTGAGAGGGACATAAAACCTATACAGATAGCAATAAAGAATTATTATGCAAGTCCTGATATGTTACCGAGAAAAGAAAAACAAAAGAAGTTTGGAGAAGAACACAATGGTACCATCATCGAGGCAAAGATTATAAAAGAAGAAGTTTTGGATATAAAACAGAAGGGGGATTAAATGAAAAAGAAGGAAATAGAAAGAGATCTTCGTAAAGATTTAAGAGAATCATTGGAAAAAGAGGGAGCAATAAAAGAGGCAGAAGAAAAGACTGGTAGTATTGTTCCTACTGTACAAACCTGTATGATAAAGACCAAACACGGTAAGACTATTGAGTGCAAATTTTGGGTTCATACAGATAAATACTTTCAATATTATGAGAAGGGTTACACACTAAAACACGTAGGCAAGGAAGCATTCATTATTGAAGGTGATACAGTTATTATTCCTAATCACGAGATACAGTATGTCATTATTCGGAATGCACAAAGTTCAATACCTGAAAGTATGTTTCTTTCACTCGGTGGTAAGAAAAAGTTAATAGAGGTAGTAGGCAATGTCGTTTCTCAAAAATAATGAAAGAGGCAGGGATAACGGAGAGACTATCGTAGAATCAGAATTAATTATTGAAATGTTTGATAAATATATTAATAGCAAAAGAGTATATCGAGAATTAATCAGTATGAAATGTACTCAATATAGTGTTGTTGATGTAATTAGAGAAGTATGGAAAGAAGTAAAGGGGGGAAATTATGACTCTTGTATTCGTTGATTGTGAGGCATCTGGACCTTGCATAGGTAAGGGAAAACTGACAGAATTTGGAGCAGTTATTTATAAGACAAAAAAGACATTTTATGGGGATATGAGGATGAAAACTCCTTATGGTAAAATGCTTACAATGTGGAATTTCTTAGTCTTTTTAAGGGATAATTGCCCAACAAGACCTGTTTTTGTAAGTGATAATCCTGCATTTGATTGGCAATGGATCAATTACTGGTTTCATCATTGTTTTAGGATGAATCCTTTTGGATGGAGTGCACGAAGAATCGGTGATTATTACGCAGGGTTAAAAGGTAATTTTCATAGAAGTACAGACTGGAAGAAGTTTAGAAAAACTAAACATGACCATAATCCAGTAAATGATGCGATGGGAAATGTGGAAGCTTTTGAGGCAATGGAATTAGAACTCAAAAAGAAATTAGAACAAGAAAAATGTAGAGACGAAATTGATTCATTGTTTGTTGAATTTGACCCAATAGATATGGGTGGGACAGCAGATGAATATAAAATACCAAAAGAGGTGTATATATCGTGAGTAAAGCATTTAAAAGTAGTGAAGGTATGACCAAAAGCGGAAGAGCCGAAGTAGTAGGGTCAAATTTACTTAATGAAAATAGAAATTGGCAGATGATTGTTTGGCGATTTGATAAATGGTTAAACGAACAGACAAAAGTTCCTAAAAAGATTTTAGATGAATGGAAAAAGAACATTATAAGATATTAAGGGGGGATTATGAGAGAACGAGATTTAGATATTCTGAACTTTATTTTAGGACTTATTAAGACTGATGCTTATTTATCATTCTATTGTAAATCAATGTGTAATAGAATGCATTTTAGAGCTGATGCTTTTCCAGATGCTCTCAAAGCATTTGGTGAGTTTAGAAAAGAAGTCAAGAATGAAAAGATTAAGAATAAAGGTGATAAAGCTGTTACTGGTTGTTTAATAACAGTAGATTTTGAGCCTGAAAAGACAAAACCTAATAAGAAAAAGAAATAATGCGGTGAGCTGTGGCTTAGCTGGTCTGTCTCATAAGCAGTACCGTTGGAGTTCAATTCTCCACACCGCTACCATTTTGGGGACGACAGGAGTCGTTAGCTAAGTAGCAATGCCATCATAAAGATTGTGAACGCTACACGTGAGTTCGAGTCTCACCGTCTCCACCATTACACCGATGTAGTTCAATGGTAGAACGTCTGCTTGATGAGCGGAAGATCTTTGTTCAACTCAAGGTATCGGTACCATTTTAGGGGTAGTGTCCGAGTCGTTTGAGGTAATCGTAAGTACCCACCAAGCGGAACGCCATACATGTTAACCTCTGCTGATGGCACCCCTAAATTTATTGCGAAGTATTATAATTGGTAATGAACCTGACTGTTAATCAGGGATATGCAGGTTCGATGCCTGCCTTCGCAGCCATATTGGCGGTAAATTCCCATGATAGTGTGGTACGTGACGGTATATACTTATAAGTCGTACTCCGCCAAGTTATTGTAGAGTCGTTTAACGGTAGGATGCAAGGATTTGACCCTTGAGACCACAGTTCAACTCTGTGCTCTATAGCCATTTTAAGCCTGTATAGTATAATGGTATTATAAGGGTGTTGTATACCTTAGATGACAGTTCGATTCTGGTCTATGGGCTCCATTTAAAAGGAATAAGAATGAAAAGGTTTGGTCATTGTTTGCAATGTAAAAGGCTTTTACCACTTAAATATTTAAGTAGAATTGAGTATTATAATGGGCATATTGTGCCAGGAGCATTTCATCACGAGTTATTATGTGATGCTTGTATGGAAAAAGCCGAAGAAGTTGTAATTGCTGCAAAAAGTTTAGAGGAGATTTTAAAATGAAAAAAATATTAATAATAGCAGTTGTTATTTTGAGTCTTTTAGCAATTCCTATAACAGCAGGGGAAGTTACAGCAGTATCGGTAGTAAATGATTTTATTAACTCAGTTAGACGAATGACAGAAGATGAGTTCATTTTATTACAGGAACGAGTAACTCCACAGGTAGTCCAGAATGCTGTAAGTTTTGTGGCACATTGGCAATCATTAGTAATTGCAAATGCAGAGGCGAATAATATAATTATAGAAAGAAAAGATAAAGCAAGAGCGGGTATAGTACAACGGTAGTATTAGCGGTTTCCACCCGATAGATAAGAGTTCGACTCTCTTTATCTGCTCCATTTATTGGGAAGTAACGCAGTCTGGTCAGCGTACTTGCTTTGGAAGCAAGGAGTCGGTGGTTCGAATCCTACTTTCTCCGTAAATCAATATCGGCGTATAGCTTAATGCAAAGCACCTGCCTGTCACGCAGGAAGATATCAGTTCATTTCTGATTACGTCGGCTGTAATGGTAGTGAAATACAGCAAAAGCTGGTGAGTCTGTTGGCTCCGCTACCAGGCATTATGGGCTGATAGTTTAACTGGGAAAACACCTGTTTTGCACGCAGGAATTAAGGGTTCGAGTCCCTTTCTGGTCCACCAATTGTGGTATTAGCTTATGGGTAAAGCCCCTCGCTGTGAACGAGGCGAAGGCGGTTCGAGTCTGCCATATCACCCCAAATGTTAGAGTTAGCAGTCTCTACTGATAACCAAAAAAACTGCACTAATGGATGTATAGGTGAGCAGATAATAGGTCTGCAAGTAAATCCTGTGCATCCAACACGTGAGCCAATGGTGTAACGACAGCATAAGACGCTCCAAACGTTTTGGCGTGGGTTAAACTCCTACTTGGTTTGCCAAATTATATTTAAACTGCAAAGTGTGTCCTCACAGGACACGGATTACATTATCAATATCATAATCTGCAAAAGAGGACGCTACATGATACATCTTCCACACGAATTTGCTCCACGAAATTATCAAATTCCAATGTTACAAGCACGTGGTATGGGGTATTTACGTGAGATATATATATGGCATCGAAGGGCAGGAAAAGATTTAACTGCTGTTAATGATGTTACAAAAGCTGCTACGGAAAGAATAGGAACTTATAATTACTTCTTTCCTACTGCTACACAAGCAAGAAAAGTTATCTGGAAAGGAATGACAGGGGGAGATCCACGTCATCATCCACCAATTCCAGGCAGAAGATTTCTTAGTTATATCCCAGATGAACTTATTGCTATTGGCAATAAAGGTTTTCCAAAAATTAATAGTACAGAAATGTCAATTGAACTTATCAATGGTTCAATTATCCAATTTATAGGAACTGATGATTTTGATGCTGCACGTGGTACAAATTGTGTTGGTGCTGTATTTTCAGAGTATGCTCATCAAGATCCACGAGCATGGGAAGTTATCGAACCTATTTTATTAGAGAATGACGGATGGGCTAAATTCCTTTATACACCTAATGGTAGAAATCATGGTTGGAATTTATGGAAATTTGCACAAGAAGATGATGATTGGTTTACCATGCTAAGGACTATTGACCATACCATTAGAGAAGATGGAAGTCCTGTTATCACACTTGCTCAAATAGAATCATTGCGTAGAAGAAATGTAGATGAAGCTTTTATTCAGCAAGAATATTATTGTAGTTTCGACTATGGAACTGCTGGAGCCTATTACGCAAGGTTGATGAATCAGGCATGGCAAACACAAAGAATTAAGAATATACCGCATGACCCAGCATTACCAGTTCATACTGCATGGGATGTAGGAATTGATGATGCTACCGCAATTATTTTTTTTCAAAAACTTCCAGGCGAATATCATATTATAAACTACTATGAGAATAGTGGTGAAGGTATCGGACATTACGCAGGAATACTTCAACAATACCGAGCAGAACTTAGTTATGTTTATGGAAACCATTATGGACCACATGACTTAAAAGCACGTGTCTTTTCTAATGATGGCAAACCTCAAATAGCAGTAGCAAAGGAACATGGTATCATCTTCCAATTAGTTCCGAGAACTGATTTACAAGATGGAATAGAAGCCACAAGAAATTTCATACCTAAATGTTATTTTGATAGAGTTAAAGCTGCATTATTAATTGAGCATCTTGAAAATTATTCAAAATCCTATAATAAAACTTTCAATATATGGTCAGAGACACCACGTAAAGATAAACATACTCACGGAGCAGATGCTATGAGAATGTTAGGATTAGCTGAAAAATCGGATATTGTAATGAGAACAAGCGATTATATCAAACAACAAAAAGATTTATTGAAATATGTAATAGAACATAGCGACCCATTTGTGGGTTATTAGAAGGAGAAATATGGTTGAAAAAGCAAGTTTTTTAGAGGACATATCCAGTCTCGAAGATTTAGTACCAACTAAACACCGTGCTTTGTTAGAATGGTTAAAACAAAGACTTGGGTGGGCTAAAGATGGTATGAGAGAAAATATGGAGAACTGGAAAAGGCAATATGTAAATTATAGAGGAACAAGAATTACAACTAAAGAAGCATGGCAATCTAATATTGTTATACCTGTATTTAAAGAAGTTGTAAGAGTTAAAGTTCCTTTATATATGAATATTTTATTTAGCAATAACTTGGAATCATTTGATATACTCCCTGGCGAAGAAGAAGATGAACAAGGTGCACCATTAGTTAAAAGTGTTCTTGCATACCAACAAAGGCAGGTCGCAAGAGACTTAGATGGTTTCTATGGACAATGGGATGCTTATTGTAAACAGTTTGAAATGTATGGATTCACGGTTGGCTATTGCCCCTGGAAGATGGAATATGATGAAGATGGAAAACTTATCTTCGATGGACCAGATTTTGAAGTATTGGATATAACTGCTTTTTATCCTGACCCTGCTCATAGAGGATTAAATAGTTGGAAGTTTATAGAGCATAGAGATATTGAATTATCCTTTTTAAAGAAACAAGAGAAAGGTGGATTTTTTCACGATATTTATAAATTAAGAGGAACAAGTCAACCTGAGAAAGAAAATATATTTGCAGGTATTGATTTATCTCTTGAAGCACCTGACCAGTTAGATCCACGAATAGAGTTATTAGAATATCACGGAGAAGTTCCTGCTTCATTATTAGAAGGCGAATTAACTGATACATCTGACGTAGACCCCTATGAAGATGAATATGTTAAAGCAATTGTAACAATAGCTAATAGAGAAGTTGTTATAAGAGCTATTAAGGATGAATACAAATGCAATATATTCTTCTGTAGTTCTAAAGATAAGATGGTTAATGAACAAGTAGGATGCGGGACTGGTGAAGATATTGAAGCATTAGCAAGGGAACTTACTAATCTTCATAATAGATTCAATGATGCTGTAAGCATCATTTGTAACCCAATGCTGATAATTAATCCTACCTTTTTATCATCTTTATCAGGCACATTGGTTTCATATCCAGGCAAAGTATTTATAGCAAATGCGATGGTAGATGATGTAAGAAAAGCTATATCGTTTATAGATACAACTGCTGCGGCTTCTGCATTGCAACCAATTATGCTTAATATTAATTTCTTAGACCAGAGAATACAAAAATTGAGTCAAGCTGTTCCTGCGATATCCCCGACTCCAACAAAAAAGGAAATGCACGAAACTCTTGGTGGCACGCAGATACAGCAGGCAAATGCCGCAGAGCCAATAAAGGACGTTGTACGACATATATTAGAACCTGCTTATACTAAGATGCTGAATATATTTTATAGATTAGATACAAAATTCTTTTCAAAGACTTCCGCTTATAGAATATTAGGTAAAGAGAAAGCCGCAGAATGGGAGCAGATGTCAAAGAGCAAGAATATTACAAAAGAAGATTTAACTCTATATGGAGACCCTGATTTTATTGCAAGAGGAGTGAGTGTCTTTCAAGAGAAACAAACAGAAATGCAGAATTTATTAAAATTCTTTGAATTAATCATTGCAGCTAAAGAACCAATGGTTGACCCAGCAAGTGGACAACCTATAATCGGTGGAGACGGACAACCTGTCATGGAACCGATTGGCGACGTAGGCGAAGTAATAAAGCGTTGTGGGGTAGCTTTAAACTTCAAGAACATAGAAAAATTAATTCCAAAGATATATGAATATCAGAAAAAACAGAGAATAAATTCCGTCCAATCAGGACAACCCACTCCTGTTAATACCGACAGTTCCCCTCTTACTGGTGGTATGGGCGGAGCTCAATGGAGAGGAAGTGTATAATGGAACAAGAGGTAACAAAAGTTGAGAATGCTTTATTAAAAGAAGGATATAATCGTGACAAGTTAGTAACTTTGTTTAGTTCACCAGGTTGGAGACTTATAGAAGATTTTCTACAAAACAAATATAATATCGCAATAGAGAATCTTAAAAAAGATAAAGACGCTGTGAACGCAAGGGCACTAATCCACATTATAGACTCTTTAATAAACGAAATGGGCTTGGCAATTCAGGTTGGGAATCAAGCCAGAGAACAATTAAGCCAACTAAAATAAAAAAAGGAGAAAATAAATGCCTAAACAAGTAATCAATAATTCCACAGACATCCCTTTTGAAGGCGAAGAACATTCAAACTTCGACGAGAAAGAAGAAATGAAAGCTGGAACTGATGAATTGGATAAGCTGGAACCAGAAGAGATTGCGGAAATACTTCGCAAACAAAATCCAATAGAGACATCCTCAGAGGAAGCAGAAGATAAAGAGACAAAAGAAGAAGAAACAAAGGAAGAAGAAAAAGAAGAAGAGAAAGAAGAAGAAGTCATAGATGAAAAAACATTAAGTGAAGAATTAGAAGAAAAAGATTCTGATGCTGATGATGAGGACAATGAAACTGGAGAGGATGAGTTTAATCTTCCTGACAAACTTAAAGGAAAATCATTAGAAGAAATTGCTAAAATGTATGTTAACGCTGAAAAATTGAGTTCGTCACATACTACTGAATTAGGAGAATTGAGAAAACAAAAAGCTGAATTAGCTACGGCAAAGGAGTTGGCAAAAAAATATGAAATTGAAATGTCTGCAAATAAATCAACTCCTGCAATTAAAAGATGGACAAAACAGGAAATCGCAGAATTCATACAACAACTTGGTGAAGATCCTCAAAAAGCGTTTTCATCGCTTATTAATCCTTATATTAGACCTTTGGTCAATTCAACTGCACAGACACGAAATGAACGAATGGAAGAAAAATTAACTACTGACAATAAAGATAAAATCGTTCCTTATGACAGAGTAGAAGTTGATAAGGTATTAAAAGCAAATCCTGAATTATGGAAAGAACACGGAACTAAGGCAATACAGGTGGCTTTCAATATCTACAAGGAAAGTGCATTTGATGAACGAATGGAAGCTAAAGAAAAAGAGTTTGACGAGAAGTTGAAGGAGAAGCAATCAAATAAAGATAAACAGCAGGCAACCCATACGATAGGAGTTACTCCTGCTGGAAAGAAAACCGTGGGAACCAATATGAGAAAAGCCATTGACAAGATTGATAAAATGGATCCAGAAAAAGCATTAAAAATCTTGAGCAAGGTTCTTCCGTATAGCGATAAGAGGTAAAACAAAAAATTAAAGGAGAAAAACAATGGCGTTTACAGTATATACAAATACAAACAAAAAAGCCGACGCAGCCGAATTAGTTAATATATTCTATGACAAGACTGCCTTAAAAGAAGGTAAGCCTTTTAATAGATTAGAACAATTCGCTGTCAAGTCACGAAACATCCCTCAGGGTGCTGGTGACGAAATAGATTGGTGGAAAACTGTCCCAATAGATGTAGCATCTGATTATAGTGTATTAACTGAGGGTGAAAGTCCTGCAGCTACTAAACTTAATTGGCAGAGAGTGAAAGCATTGGTTAAGGGATATGGTTTAGTTATCTCGCTTAGTGAATTCTTACAAATCATATCTATTGACCCTAAAATGCAAAGTACTGCTGGAAGTTTAGGAATACATAGAGAAAAGACAATTAATAGAATGTATTGGGGTTGTTTAGTTCAGAACTTATATCCAATGAGAATGGACGGAAGTTCTACTTATGAAAAACTCTTTACATCTGCTACAAGCACAAGTTCAAGTGTTTTAGTTAGTGCTAATTTAAGTGGTGCTGACGATAAATGGCTTGGTGGAGTTGTTGCTATAACATCTGGTAATAACTTTGGAATGGGTGGATATATTTCTGACTCTGACCAGGGTGATACAAGTATAACTCTTAGTTCTACTGCTCCATCTTACATACTTAATGAAACACCTGGCGATGGAGACTTAGGAAAGGTTGCAACTACAACTGGTTTAGATTCTGATAATCCGTTAGAATGTGCTGGAGTGGCTAAGAGTGTAGTCATATTACAAACTAATTTAACCACACCATACGAAGATGGCTATTTTGTAGGAATATTATCACCATTTACTCAGTTCGATGTCAGAAATGACTCGGAATGGGTTAATGCTGACCATTACGCAGGTTCTAAGAAACTGTATAATGGAGAAGTAGGAGAATGGGGCGGAATCAGATTCGTTCTTGATTCTTTACCGTGGAGAAGTGATGCAGGAGTTATGGGAACATACGCTGCTGCTGGAGCTATTTTCCACACACCTATATTTGGAAAAGAGTGCTATGCTGGTGTTAGATTTAATGGCGTACAAGATAAACTTATTAAGAAATCTAAAGAACAGACTGGCGATCCATTAGAGACTTACTCTACTTTGGGTTGGAAAGCATACTTAGTGCCGAAGGTTTTACATTCGGTATTCGGAGTACAAATATTAAGTGGTGCTACAAGTATAATATAGAAACAACAAACTTATAACATAATAGGAAAGGGGTAGAACGATAACTTCTACCCCTGTAAAAAAAGGAGAAAATTCAATGACTCAGACAATTAAAAAAAGTCTTGGCGAAGGCTTTAGTAGAGGCGAAATTTACGCAGCCTTAGCTTATGACACGACTGATAGATTTGGTGGAATGAGAATTAAAGGAATATATGTTGCACCACCAAGTGGTAGTGGAGATGCTATTCAAATCGGTAGTTGTACTAATGGTATAAAGATAGAAGGCACAGTAACTCTTCCTATCGGAATAGGAACTGTTACAGCTCTTACAACTGCGGTAACTGGACAAAGTGCCATAAAGGTTTATTCTGACCTTAGTGGTGATGGATATAATGTACCTGTGTGGATAACAGGTGCAGTTACAGGAGCAGGAGCAAGTTTTGGTAGTATATATTGTATAAGAGGAGACGTTAAACTAACAGGAGTTCAAACAACTCAAGATAACGACCAATTCGTTGTTGGAGTACATGGTAGAGCAAGAGTGTCAGGAACAATAAAAAATACTGCTGTAACTATTGCAGGAGTAATGTCACAAATATTAGCGGGTGGCACATGGACTGAGGTAGAAAACGCCTGTTCTTTATGGGTAGATAATCAGTTGGCGACAAATCCAACTACTGGTGAAGTTAGTATGGTTTTGATAACTCAGAATAATTCAAGTAGTTCAGCAATTGTGGATAATGTATTCAAAGTTCAAGGCGGTGGTGGAACAGACACCCACTTTGCTTACTTATTTAACTTTGTTAAAAATATTACAGGTGGTTTTGTTAGTGCTGATATAGGGTCAACTGCGATACATAAAACAATATGTCGTTCACTTAAAATAAAAATTGATGATGTTGACTTTTATTTACTTGCAAGTACAGCACCAGCGACATCGTAAAACTAAAAATCTTCGAGGGGTGGTATAGATAAACCCCTCACACTTTATGAAAGGGGGAAAAGAATATGAGAAAATTAAACGTTACGCAATACGAAGTTAAGGTATTACAAGCAGATGGAACTTACAAAGAGATACCTTATAATGTAAAAGAATCAATAGTTCAACTAATGTTCCATCCAGATTTAGGACTTGGTGGAGTAGCCCTTCTAAAACAGAACGAAATTGCAGAAAAGATTCTTAAAGCTGGTATAGATGTTTTACTTGAAGAAGAAGAATACAATAAAGTAAGATTTGCTGTTGTTGATAATTTTAAAGGATATACTCAGAATGAAGTTGAATTAGTCAAGCGTGTAACAGAATGTCAAGAAGTTAAAGTTAAAGAAAAGAAATAAATATCGAGGAGCAAAAAAATGGATTTAATAAGAGTAGTGGCTAATACACAAGTAAGTACAGTTGCTTGTTTTATGAAAATGATAATTCTATCTCATACCATTGCTACTGATTGTGAGGTATATAACGAGGCAACCAACGCTCAAACAGTTGCAAAAAGAAAACTATATTTGAGAAGCAACGCCCAATGCTTAACCAAAATAGTAGTATTTCCTGGCAGAGGATTGAGACTACAAGAAGGTTGTTTTATAGATTGGAAAGCTGGAGAAATCTGGGTTGGAATGGGCTAAGGGGGATACTGTGCCAAAGGGATTTAACGACTGTATAAAACGTGGTGGTAGAGTTTCTACTGAAAGATTAGGTAGTAATAAATATCGTCATGTTTGTTACATAGGTGGAAGAAAATACGAAGGACATATCAAAATCAGAAAAAAGAAGTAAGGGGGAGAACTGTGCCTAATTACGATTTTAAGTGCAAAGAATGTAAAAAGTTAGAAGAAAGAAATGTTTTATGGAAAGAAAGAGATAATCAGATTTGTGGATGCGGTGGAAAAATGAATATGCAAATTGATTTTTCTGGAGTGCAGATAATTGGCGTTAATAGATTTATGCGTAAAAAAGGCATAGATGCAAAACAAGATAGATATTATGCAAATAAAAGCTTAGAAGAGAAGGGTAAACTTCCAAAAGAAATAGTACCTGAAAAAGGTATAGTAGACGGATTATAAATGAACCAAAAACAAAAGAAGGAATATTATAAGGATTATTATCAAGTACATAAAAAGAATTATCGGGAGAGACTTAAACAATGGCGTAGAGATAATCCTGAAAAAGTGAAAAGACAGGCAATAAATCAGCAAGAATACAGAAGTATAAAATATAAAAAGAAAAGACAATTTGTTCGAGACTATAAACTATTAAAAGGTTGTGCTATCTGTGGGTATAATAATTGTGCTGGTGCTTTAGTTTTTCATCATCCAAATAATGATAAAGAATTTGTGATAGGTTCGAGTATGGGCAAACCTATAAAAGATATTAAAAAAGAAATGGGTAAATGTATAGTCTTATGTGCTAATTGCCATGCAGAATTACACGAAAAAATATTAAAGGGGAAATTGTAAATGAATTATAAGGTAGAATTAGATAAAATAAGAAAAGTATTAAAAGATTTCATTCCACAGTTAAAGGCTACAATAGTAGGAGCACAGGTAACACATGATAATGTAGTAACCATAACAAAGGAATTAAAGAAAGTCAATTACAGATTAGATAGACTAAGAAGTGATTTGAAACTTGTTAAGGAGAAAAAAATAGATGTTAGCAACGGTAGCAGAACTGATAACGGATGTTCGGAGCCTAATTAATGAGTCAGCTGATGGATTTTGGTTAGATACTGAAATCACAAGATGGCTCAACGAAGGACAAGAATATATAAGTGCAGCAACCAAAGTATTGTCCAAATATTACGATTATACTATATTAGCTGAGGATATTATTGACGATAGGGAAATAAGATTTCCAAGTGACTTTCTTACTCTTGATGAAGGTGGAGTATTTTATAATGGTAATAATATTACTGAAACAACTTTTACTGAATTGAATCGGTATTATGGTTATGACTGGCGAGATCAGACAGGAGAACCGATAAGATTTTATCGAAGAGCTGATAACTTAGGATTTTTTCCTAAACTTAGTGCAGGAGATACTGTAAGATTTTATGGGATTGAAAGAGCACCTGTATTAGCAGATGCAGTCATTCCATTTTCAGGTGATTATAGAATTATACCCATGAGACGATATATAAGAGATTATGCTATTGCACAATGCTGGTATAAGAAAAGAAATACAAGTGATTATCTGTTAAAGATGAAAGAGGTTGATAGAGGTATAATTTATATAAATAATGTAGTGTATGGGGAAAAGAATCAACCCAGAAGAATGATACCAGGTGAAAAGAATAGAGGGACATATATCAATACAGACCCATTAAATATGTAAAGGAAAATCATGGAACAGAAGAAAAAAATATATTATATATTAGATAATCTTTCACCATCTGATGTTAAATTAACACAAATACCAAGAGATATAGATGGACTGCAGAATTGTTTTTTTAATGTAGATGGTCAATTAGAGAAACGTAAGGGTTTTGAGAAGTATAATACAACCTCTATTGGTGCCAGCCATAAAATAACAGGTATGCATCGTTATTATCAACAAAACCCATTAACCAAAGAATTTATAGTGGCATGGAACACCAAGTGGTATGGATTAGCAGCAACCGACCCATGGGGAGCGACTGCATTAGAAAAAGAGTCTGGTAGTGATTTTACAACTACAGCAGACCAAGATACATATTGGACTGATTTTAAGAATAGATGCTATGGTGTAAATAGCAAAGGGGTATGGAAATATAATGCAACGTATGTTCGTGTCTTGGGTATTACCCCCCCTGCTGCTGCACCAACTGGAACAAGTCCTGGTGGTGGAAGTCTATCTACTGGAAATTATAAGGTAAAATATACTTATGTAGATGAAGATGGATTTGAAAGTAATGCATCAGCTGCAAGTGCTAATATAGCATGTACTGCCAGTGATAAGATTACTCTGGCAATAGTAGTCTCAAGTGATGATAAAGTAACTAAGCGTAGGATTTATCGTACTTCTGTTGGTGGTTCAACATACTATTATGATAAAGAAGTAGCCAATAATGTAGATACAAGTGTGGATTTAACACAAGCAGATTCGACTTTAATTCTTTTGACACAATTACATGCAGATCATACAGTACCGACTTCTACTCCACATTTAGTTACTAAGCGTAGGTCAAGACTTGTATTGGCTGATGCTGAAAATGTCTCTGTATCTAAAATAACAGATGAATACTTCCCTGCTGAAAATTACTTTCCCACAGGTAATAAACAAAAGATTACTGGATTAAAAGAACAATTAACCACTTTGTCTGTTTATACAAATGATTCTCTTGAAAGACTTACAGGTTGGGATTCGGATAATTATGAGTGGAAAAATGCTTTCTCAAATGAAGGATGTATGGCTCCACGTTCTCTTGTAAATTGCAAGAATCTTTTGGTATACTTAGCCTTCGATGGAATATATTATTATAATGGTGTTACTGGTAAAAAGTTAGATTATAAACTCTCCGAATATATAATGGATAATATCAATCCTACTTATATGGATTTATCATGCGGAACTTATTTTGAGGATAAATACTTATTAACTTATCCTAAAGGTGCAAGTACAGTTCCAAATGAGACCGTATATTATGATTTTAAGACACAAACTGCAGGTATATTTGATTTTGGATTCAGTTGTTATTCTGTCTGGGATAAAGGTGGAGATACATATTCACTTAAAGGTGGATCAAATACCGAAGGTAGAGTTTATAAAGTATTTAGTGGGCTTGATGATGATGGTGCAAATATCCCTTGTCAAGACAAAACCCTTCCATTAGATTTTGGAAAACCAGATATTTGGAAGAATTATTACAATATATACATCAAGGTAAAAACTACGACAGGAACCGCTTTGACAATGTACTATACCATTGATGATGATAATGAAACTTCCTGTACCTCACAAACACTCACAGCAAATAAAACATTGTGGTATAAATTTGATATGGGTAGTGGGGGCAATAGAGGTAGAGCAATAGCTATAAGACCGTATTTTACTGATAAATATGCAAGAACTACAATGGGATATATGATAGTATATCAAGAGGAAGATGCTGAATGGAGTTAAGATGATTGAGATTAAACAAGAGGAAATTGACCAATTAAAAGAAGATTTAGAAATTGCTAATCTACAATTACAAGCAGCCAATGATACGCTTGATGGAAACATAACAAGCAAAAATATGGCTTCATTTCGTAATACTTATGTTATTAATGCACAGGATAGTTTAGATACTACGTATCCTATGTATGTATATTTTAATGTATTAGATGAAACTATTAAAATAGTATCAGTAAAAGTATCCTACTGGATACATAAGTACAGAGCTTATTCTAAGGCTGGTGCTTCTGGTGGCGGACAAACAAGTTCATCAGGTGGCAGTTCTACACCAACGACAAGTTCAGGTGGTGGACAGACGACAAGTTCAGGTGGTGGACAGACGACAAGTTCAGGTGGAGCAATCACTCCAACAACAAGCGTTTCTGGTGGCACAATTTATCCAGTTTTGTCTACTTCAGTGTGGCAACAAGCTGACAATGTTGGAGACCAAAATAGACAGGGTTTAATTGCTGGAATATCAGGTAACGTTATAAACTTACCAGGTACATCGCATACTCATACAGTTTCTATTGGCAATCACACGCACACCGTCAGCAATCACACGCACACCGTAGCTAATCACACTCATACAGTTACTATTGCAAATCACACTCATACAGTATCTAATCATACACATACTGCAGTTTATGGTATTTTTGAAGAAGATACAACACCTATAATTACGTTTAGTGTTTCGCAAGATGGTGGGGTAGGATATGGGGAAGAATATGGAAAGGTTGCTATTGACCGATTATTAATAGACATTACAGAGAGTATCACAACGAAAGGAAGTAAAATAATAAAATTCGAATCAACAACGAGAACAAGATTAACCGTTCAAGTTGAGATCAAATTAGATATAAAAGTTCGTTAAGGGGTAAAAAATGGACAATAAAATATTAAAAGAAATTTTAAAAGAACTCAAAAATATTCATTACCATTTAGATAGATTAGATATAGGCTATATGATGGTAAATAGAATTGAAATAAAGAACGAAGAGACTAAAAAATAAGGGGAATAAAATAAAGGAGCAATAGATATGCCTAAAAAAGATGAACAGATCCTTGAGGAAACTACAAAAGCAACATATATAGGTCTTACCCCAGAACAAATTGCCTATGCCGAAGAACATCACCCTGAGGTTAATATAGGAAGTGTTCCTGGTTATAACCCAGACGCTCCAGGTACTTGGGAAGAACATTTGACATTACTTGAAGCTGGTGGTTTTCCTACAGAAGGATTAATTGAACCAGGAGTAGAAGCAGAAGAAGAACTTAAACCAACCAAGTTACCCGAATATGACCCCAATGCAATACCAGGAATACCAGTAGAAGAAATAAAGATTGATAAATTGGAAGTTACGGAAGCACCACCTTATGTAATATCTCCAGAAGAAGAAGCGTGGAAAGGAATGCATTCTGGGCAAATCATGGATATTTTAAAAGAGGGTGGAATAGGAATACCAGAAGAAACCCAACAATTAATGAAACAACAGATTTTTGATGACCTTGAAGCTAAAAAAACAGAAGATCTTCGCTTATTAAGAAATAGAATGGAACGTAGAGGTATTACTAATTCTGGATTATTGATTAGTGAAGAACAGAAGATTATATCTACTGCTACAAGAGCTTTAGCTGATAGTGTTACTGATATAAAAATTAAATCTGCTTTCATGAAAATGGCAAGTTTTGAAAATGCATTGGGTTTATCAGCACAATTCCTTGGATATCTACAAGAACAATCACGACTTGAATATATGCCTAAATTTGCAACATGGGAAATGAGACAACAAGCTGGTATAACAGAATGGCAGACAAAACAACAAATAAAGTTAGCCAATGCTCAGATGAAATTAAATGCTCGATTAACTCAATTTCAAGCTAATGTAGATATGTATAAAATAAAATTAACTCAAGCTTATGCTCAAGATAATATGTACTTAGCAGCAGAAATAGCAGAGGAAGCAGCAGCACAGCAACATTTAGATAATATAGAACTTGCTGAAATGGAAATAGAATATGCCCAAGAAGCAGCTCAAGCAGAGGCAGCAGGAAGTATTAGTGGAACAGTAGTGGGTGGGCTCGTCTCAATTATTACGAAATAGAGGAAATTATGAAATTAACAGAAGATATTCATGAACTACTTGATATCTGTGATACCATAAAATTTATGAAGAATTGCAAAGTAGAACCAGAACGGTTTTTGATTTATATGAAACAGGGGATATCGGCTAAGACTTTATTCCCTTATGTAGAATATAGGGATGGAGTCTTAAAGGGATGCGTCATACTCCAATTGACTCGTGATTTGAATCCTGGTCTAACACTAACTGGAGTATGGTGTTGGATAGATAAGCATTCTCCTAAATTATTTGTTAAAATAATTAAGTTAGTCAATAAATTAGCCATAGATTTAGGTGTTAATAGAATAACAATCTGTACACAGAGAAATGCTGATGCAGTTTTAAGGAAATTAGACAGATACGGTTATGAGGCAAGATATACCATCTTTGAAAAGGAGATTAAATAATGAAATATCCTGGAAGTTGGGCAAAGGGATTTGCTGGTGGATTACCACAAGGTTTTGGAATGGGACAGCAAATTTTAGAGTGGAAAGAAAGAAAGGCAGCACAAAAGAAAATTGATGATGCGGCTGCTGAATTTAAAACAAATTCGATGGAACTTGCGAGAAAGTTTGATTTGGCACGAGCAAATGGAGACATATCAGTACAAGAATACTCAGATGGAATAGCTTGGGCAATACCTCTCGGACATGAGATAACAGATAGACTTGAAAAAATTTATACTAATTTCAGAAATATGACATCAGAACAAATAAATATGGAATTAGACAATATAGACGCATTCTGGAATCTTTCCAAAGATTTAGATTTTTCAAATATACCTGCGATGAAAGCATTCGGTAGTAACTTAACAAATGAAAAAGCTAAAATACAATGGCAAAGTCGAATAAATATGGCTGAGTCTTATAAAACAAAGCAAGAACAACGAGGTAGACTTGGGATAGCTGTTACAGGAGCAGGTGTAGGTTCAGAAGCAGCCTATGTAGAAATGAACAAATTGCTTGGTACGAATTATAAACCAGAAGATATTACAGAAGAAATTGGAAAAACACTTAATAAAGCAAATGTAACTTTAGCTAATGCAGCAGCACTCGGTAAAAGTGCATTCAATACTGTCTTGAATAATATGAAATTAGATCCTCAATACAAAGAGATAAATATTAACTTTGAAAATATAAGTTATGAACAATTTACTGCAAAGGAACCAGCTAAACCTGCCGATTTAAGAGAAGTTGATTTTTCAGTTCAGCGAATAAAAGATGCATCAAGTTCTAAGGAAGCACAAACATTAGCCAATGCATATATAGAAGAACATGGTAGTTTAAAAGGCTTAGGCATTGAAGGTACTGATGTAGGACAATATTGGGGTGAGAACCAGAGATATCTGTTAGATAATATAGCCAGAGACCTTGCTACATTAGTAAATGAAAAAGGTTTTGTAAGACCAGAAGAAATGACAGAACGGAATTTATTTGGAGTCAGACAGACTATGTCTAATAAAGAATGGTTCCAGATACTTGCTGGTGAATATGAACCATTATGGGATAAGTTAAAGGCACTTGGCGTGGATATGACTAATATTCCTAAGATAAAGAAGTTAAAAGATATATCTAAAATAGAAAAATTAACCTTAATAGGCGGAACAAAGAAGGGTGATTGGAGACCAGATGGATGGTGGTTTTAAGTGAGCAGAAAAAGTTGGTGGGAATTATTAATTCAGAAACAGGAAATAGAAACTAAACCGTGGGGATATATTCCCCCCAGTGAAAGATATAAAAGACCTGACCCAATATTTGATACTCCTTCTGTAGAAGCACCTACGATTGAAACCCCCGCTATATCTCTTATTCGTGGTAGAACACGAGGTATCAGTGCTATGGATATTCAAGGTGTCCCAGAACCAAAAGAGAAAGAAGAATTTATTCCTTCGATTCCAGAAGGATGGTATGAAGAGAGTAAACTTATAGATACTATCCAAACCTTTAATAGTAGCTTATTGCACGTTGGCTATATGAGCAAACAGTTCTTCCATGATATGGGTACTAAACTAATTAATCAACCTGTAACAAGCGATGTTATAGTTGGTGGTAGATATGGTATCAAAAAGATTATTCCTATGGATGTGGCTAATCAGAGAAGAGCTGAGAATATTCAGGCAGGACAGGAAGCTTACGAGAAAACAAAAAAGGGATATGAGAAATGGTTATTGGATCATCCTGAATATGTACCAAGATTAGAGTATCAAGGCAGTTTTATAGAAAACATTAAAAAGAATCCAATGATGTTACTGGACTTGGGTTATATGTCTAATATTGCAGCGGAATCATTAGCATTTTCACTCGGAACGATGACTATAACTGCGGCTGCAACAGCAGCAAGTGGTGGTAATTTGTTTGTTGGTGGATTAGCAATGTTTATGACAATGTATCCACAAGAAGCACAAGGATTATTCGAAACCTTAAAAGAACATGGCTTTACAGAGGAAGAAGCACTTAAAGCGTCAACATGGAGTGCGGCTTTAATTACTGCAATAGAGGCAAGTGAGGATGTATACCTTTTAACTAAATTAGTGCCAGGTTTGAGAAAGCCAATAGTTGCTTCGGCTTCTAAAGCTATCACTAAAACCTTAGCCAAACCTACTGTTCGTTCATGGTTTCAAGCAGCGGGAACAGAAGGATTTAAAACAGTAAGCATGGAAACTGGTGAAGAAATTGCTCAGGCATTTACAGAAGATGTAACAATAAGATTAGTAGACAAAACACATGAAATCTTACCAGACTTAGCAGAAATATCAGGTAGAACTTTTGTAGCATCTTTGGGATTTGGTTTTCTTGCAGGTTATCAGGGTGGAATACAACAGTATAAGAAGAATATGCTTAACATGGCTATAGAAGCAGACAGGGTTAAAAATGATAATCCTGATATTAAAGCTTCTGTAAGCAATGTATTAAAAGCAGTCAAGAAAGCAGAAGAACAGGAATTAGATACAAGTGGAACTACTGAACAGGTAGAACAACCTGAGATTACATTTACTGGTGAGGAGATTGGTGATACTGGCGAACAAATGAAGATTGAGCCAACCAAACCCGAATTAGATGAATTATTATTTACAGAAGAAGAACAGAAAATCTATACTGAGAAGAAACCATTAGATCAATTAAAGGCAGAAGAAGATAAACTTAGAGAAACTCTAAAGACTGAAACCAAATCATTAAAGGAATTTGAGAGACAGAAAAATGCTATGGACAGTCTTTATAAAAAATATGTTAGGGCTGAACGTGATAAGTTAAATAAAGAAAGAAGCACACCTAAAACAGAAGTAGAAGCTATTGCTTTCGGACACGTTAAGATGAGAACTCCAGAGACTACTCAAACCGAATGGAAAGAAGCTCTTGGACGTGGACAATATGCTTATATATTTAGAGATAATCCTAATCTGAGTAGACCAGATGAAGTCGCAAGCGACCTACAAAAACCTATGTCAGAGGATGAATTAAGAGCAGCAGTAGTTGATATTTTAAAAGATAGACCTAAAAAATATACATTTGAAGATGCAGAGAGTAGAATCACAGACCCAGATATAAGCAACTTAAAGATTAAAGTTGAAACTATGGAAGATATGATATCTACCCTTGAAGAAGAAATACTTGCAGGTGAAAAGAAGATAGAGCCAACAAAGGAACAACAGACTACACTTGAAACTCTATTAGAGAAAGACCCACGATTTAGAAAAGCAGCTGAAAATTTATATGATAAAAGAGTTGACCAACTGTCACGAACAGAAGTGGAAACTATTATTACGCAGTTGGATAAAGCTGCTAAGATTCTTGAAAAGACCAAAGGATTTAAAAGACCTACATTTTTAGCTAAATTACTTACTCCGCATATTGTTTATAGTGAAGTTCTTGGTGTGAAACCTATAGTAGAAGCTGCTGAAAAAGGTAAACAAGAACAAGATATAGAATATAGAAATGCATCAAATATTGCAGGTAAGGTTATTAGTAGTTTGGGTAGAGGCGTAACTACAATCGGACAGAGGTGGACAGCTTTTGTAAGACATAAACCTACACCGATAGAAGCCAGGATGGCTGAGTTATTGAATACTTATGAAGTAGCTCCGAAAGATCTTTCAGAACAAGAAGCTAAAGTATTCAAATATCTTGATAATTTAAGAAAAACATTATTGAGACGGCAGAATGAAGTAAGAATGGAACTTGGATTAAGACCTATTAAAGGAAAGAAAGCTTATTTCAAGCATATCATTGATGTCATGGCAGAAGCCGCAATGTTAAAATATGGTTTACTGGAAACTGATACTACGAATCCAGTAGACTTTAGAGATTTCCCTTTTCCTGAGGAAATTATAAGATTTATAGAAAAGAAAATAGCAGGTGGAATCTATAATCCTGCCTCTATTAGAAGAAAGTTGGGAGATGAACTTACCGCATTATGGAGTAAGGACTTACGTCTTGTAACAAATGCTATGTTATGGACAGCATTAAAGGAGATACATTTAGCTAAACCACTCAAAGGACTTGTGGAAAGTTTAGATGCTCTTGATACTGTGCCTGGAACTATCCCTTCTACAACTAAAAGATGGCTTGTAGATTATGTTAATCAAGTTATCAAAGGACAAGAAAATGAAACAGATGTAGCTATAAACGATATTCTTAACCAGAGTGGATTGAAAGGATTATTAGATAAATTATTACTTCCTTATGGTAGACGACTTGGACCAAAACCATTAACAAGAGTGTTAGCTGGAACTGGTAGGTTAATTATCTATGCTGTAATGGGACCAATTCCACGACAGATATTAAGGAATTGTTTTCAGACAGTACAGAATATTGCATTGTATGGAGTAAGGGCTACTATAAAAGGTTTGTTCCCAGCTACAAAACAATGTAGGGAACTAATGAATGAAAGTATCTACTATCGTTCATATACTGGATTAGAAGAAATACCAGAAGGAACACTAAGCAGACTTGGTGACTTATGGCTCAAAGGATATCAAATGTCTGCTATATGGAATGCTGGTAATTCTATGAAAGCTGCATTTCATTTTAATATGAGTAAGATAAACGGTAAATACCAGCATACAAAGTATAGTTGGGCAGATAAGGAGAGGACTGCTGATACACAAGAAGGATTCTTGTTTGATAGTGAAAAAGAAAAACTTTTAAAAGAAATGGAATGGGGAGCAAGAGCTTGCCAATATCAATATACTCCTATAGGAATGCCAGGTATTTTTAGATATAAGTCAACTGTTCCATTTACAAGACTTCAAAGTTGGTGGATGAATTACTTCTTTAACTTTACAAGAGAAGCAACAACCAGATTATTTAAAGGAGAAAGTGGTTATGGAATGAAACTCCCACCATCAGAGAGATTTAACTATCTTAAATATTTGCTTATCGGTGGTATAGTCCTTAATGGATTAGGATATAAGAAGTCATTCTTATTTGGCGTGTTACCAATGTATTGGTCTCCTGCAGCAGGTGCAGCTATGGCAGTATATCAATATGCCTTTGCACAAAGTGATTATGATAGACAGAAAGCAATGGGACGTTTAAAAAGAGTATATCAAGCATTGATTCCTGGCTATCTTGGGATAAAAACATGGAACGATGTATTAAATGGAAATATATCTATGGAAGAATTATTCTTCTATGGTAAGACTGAGAAGAAAAAGAAATCTTATATCACAAGCGGGGCTTATAAGTCCCCTACGGAAAGATATAAGAGGAGTGGTTATAAAACGCCACAACAAAGATACAAAAGATAGATATGAATCTCTTTACAGCAAAAAATAGAAAAAAATTAAAGGAGTTAATAAATGTTTAAACAAGATGCAATACTTGGAGTTAGAGAAACTAAACTTAGAATTTGTGGAACAATAAGATTAATAGGCAGCAACTATAATAAAAATGGTATATTAGAACAAGTGTTCGATAGAACTGTAAATAACTTAATCACAGACGATGGATTTGACCTTATATGTGATGTATTAGGACTCAATGCACAGCCAAGCGATATTACACACATGGCTATCGGGTCTGGTACAGGGCAAGGAACAGGAGATACTACACTATCGAGTGAAGACCAGCGTGGAACCGCAGTTTACGCACATACTGGCGGTGCTAAAACTTGTACTTTTACAAAAACGTTTTCAACAGTTGTGGCTGCTACAGAATACGGATTATTCAATGATGCATCTGCTGGTGATATGTTTAATGTAGCTGATTTTAATGCCATTACAGTAGATAGTCTACAAATAGTTGCAACAATAACATTCTCTGATGTAGGATAAGGTAGTTAGATGCCAACATATAAACCATCCTGTAAATTTGATACAGCAGATCAAGGGTTTGATGAGTCTGTTTTTGATATAGGCACTTTAATAGCTACCGAAGCTATAGGTGGTGCAGATGCTATTACTAATATAGGTACTTTAGCACAAGCGGAAGCTATGGGCAGTGCAGAAGCCAAAGCTACTACAGGAACATTAGCACAGGTAGAGGCTATAGGTTCTGGAGAAGGTATTGGTACAGCGGGAGTAGAACAGCACGCAGAAGCAATAGGTATAACAGATACATTACTTTTTCGCTTAATTTTTTCCGAAGCAATAGGTGTTGTAGATACAATAGTAACTACTGCTATACGCAGACTTGCAGAAGCTACAGGATTAGCAGATGCTTATAAAAAGAGTATTGCTTGGGTACAAGAAATAAAAAATACTATAACAGCGACAGAAGAAATTAAAAACACAGTCACATGGGGAGAAGAGGAAAAATCCGATGATGATATGTGGGATGAGGAGACGAAAATATAAATGGCTAAAGAACAAGCGAATTATCCAGCAAGTAAAGATGTTTTAGATACAGATAGAGTAGCAGGACAAGATGTTACCAGTACAAGCTACGATATTATTGAGGATGCCATTACAGAAATGCAAGCAGAGATGCGTAGAGTTACTGCAAAAACTACAACTGCAACTTTAACCTCAAGTGAAGGTGGTTTTGTTAAAGTAACTGCTGCGAGTGCTTGGACATTAGGATTGCCACCAGCAAGCGGAGATTTAACTGGATTAACATATTTTATAGTTAAAACAGATGCAAACAGTAATCTTATTACTATAGATGCAAATGCCAGTGAAACGATTAATGGAGCATTTACTTATGTAGGACTACAACATCAATGGAATTGGGTTATTATAAGACTTGATGGGTCTAATTGGGTCATCATGGCTTCAAGTATAGGGGCACACGAAGTAGATTTTGGTGCTTTTTCTGCCGTATTTACAGAACAGGCATTGACCTCTGGAACTGCCATAGCTTGGGATTTAGGTAATAGCAATAAAGCAATTCTAACTGCTGCACATAATTTTACTATTACTATAACTGCTCCTTCTGGAGCAATGAACGCACAGCTAATAGTTACCCAAGACGGAACAGGTTCAAGAGTAATGGATGAGATTGTAACTCAAAGCGACGCAGCAATTGCCACAACTGATGTTCATTCTGATACGGAGATTATAGATTTATCTATTGATATTCCTACTGGTGCAAGAATTAGATTTAAAACAACGGCAGCTGATTTACCAGACCCTTTAGTAGTAGACACTATTTATTGGGCTATCAGAAGCTCGGAAAATCATATAAAAGTAGCGACTACGAGAGCAAATGCGATAGCTGGAACTGCTATTAATTTAACTGATACTGGTACAGGAACCCATACTGTTCAACAGTTAGTGAAATGGATAGATGGAACCTTGGGAATCTTAACAACAGATGCAGGAGCAGAAGATATTATAAGTTTAACTTATAAGACTGCAGATGAGCAATGGTATGCTATATTAGGAGAAAATTTTAGTTAGTGTCTATTGGGAAGCATAAGAAAGGAGATAAATTATGGCTATTGACGCTGATTTATTAAACGAAGATTGTGCTGCTATTTCGGGTTGGACTGACGCAGATGTTGACACAGCAGTTTCAGAAGTTGACCCAGCAGGGCAGTTCAGATTTGACACTAATACAGGAGCTGCGGGAAATGCTTATGCATATAGGAGGAGAGATATAGCTTCTCCTCCCAATCAGTTTACCGTTGAAATCAAGACTTACTTTGATACCATAGGAGCCACTACTGATACCGACCACGCAGCGTTCTATTATACTACAGCTACTTGGTTTTTCTATGTCGAGTTTGGTTCTGATGGACTTCTTGTTCTTAAAACTGGGGCGGGGAAAACTGAAGTTGGAGCGGATATAGTTAAGCATGGTGGTGCCGCCGCTTGGCAAACTTGGAGATTTGAAGTGGATAAATCTGGTGGTGAAGCTGCTGCCACAGTGGAAGTATTTTTGGATAACGTATCTCAAGGGGTTGTTGATTGTGATTATGAGGGTG